GATCTGGTTGGGTGTCAAGGCCATTTGCAGCTTGATACCCGAATTGCCCGGAGCCATGACTTCTGGATTGAATGTGTCTTGTGGCTGCACCATACCAATCATGGCCATGGTGTCTTGTTGCAAGCGTGTGAGACTCTGTTCCAGGAACTGCAGGTTGCCGGATGGAGGAGGAATTTGGTAGATGTCTGTGGCAGGATCAAACTTGGTGTCCAGCACAAAGATTGCACTCTCACCGTCCTGCAACATGGTAAAGTCTACCTTGTCTGGTTTGACACCCAGTCTTGGAGTTGCTGTCAGCAAGCCCAGCTGGATTTCAGCACGGGCAGCAGCAGTGGAGTATTCTTGCATGGGCACAATTGACTCAGCAATACTCATGCCATAGAAGTTGCCTGGCAAGGGTTTTGGACACATTGATGCCACAGGAATAAATTCAACTTCCTTGGCTGAGATGATGTATGAACCCGAATAAACCAATTCAATCAGTTCCATTTCGCCGTCGCCGTCGATGTCGTAGCGTGTCCACACAGTGAGCACAGTGATGCGTCGGCTGTATTTGTCAGCTGCTTGACCAGATCCCACAGGAATACCCTGAATAGGCACTGAGTCACGTGCGTGAATGGCCATGTTGTTGAGCACTGAGCCTGACTGATACGCACCGTTGTTGTTGTATTCAGCAAAGTCCAAGAACTCTTCCAGGTTAACACCAGGATAAACTTCCACTGCTTCAGCAATGGTCATGTCTTCATAAAATCCACAGAAAGGTTGATCTTTGATCTGTGGCACAGTGGGATCACAGATCCAGTAGTGCTGTGCAATGTTGCGGAATTGAATGTTGATGTTGTAGCCAGTGAGCTTGTATTTGGCTGTGTAGATTGTGTTGCGGTTGATGGCATCACGCAGTGCGTCTTCAGTCATCGCCGATTCTTGGTCCAACTGGTCAATGGTTTCTGTGCCAACACCGCCCAGGCTTTCAAACATTGCGTCAGCCTGTGCCATCATTTGTTCTTGTGGCAAGCTCTCTGAGAACTGTGCCATTTCAGCCAGGACCTTGGGCATGTCCACACTCTTCTTGCGTCGGCTTTGGCGTAGATATGTGAGTCCTGATTCTTCAGCCTGGCGTTCAAACGCTCGCAGCTGGTCAGCAGTGCCTGAAGTTTCAACATAGCGAACAACTTGTTCTCTGATGGGCATGATCATCATCATACCGTTTTTGTTCAAGCATGAATCCATGGCCCATTGATTGATCACAAAGTGCGGATCGTTCATTTCGTTGACAATCTTGCTGACCATGTTGGTGGCCTGACGTGCAGCTTGCCAATCGCCTTCTTGTTCAGGCTGGAATTCAAAGTTTACTTCACCGTTGGGAGCCAGTCCTTTGGTAATCACAGCAGTGGCATAGTCCACAGCGGGTTTTACGTTGGGGTGAATATAATCTATGCCGTTTACGGGTGCAGTCGACTCAGCCACAGCCAGCATTAGATAGTGATAAGTTGATGCACGGTTAACCTGGTTCTTGGTGGCCGTCCACTGTAGATAAGTGTTGCATTTGGTGTCCATCAGACCCTTGAGTTCAACAAACTTGGCGTTGGCCTTTTTGTTGGTGTCCAGGTGCTGTAACACAATATTCTTGAGATCAAGCATTGGTATGTTCCATTAGATCACTTATTTAGTGCTTTTATTTTTTTCCTGAATCAACGGCGGCTTTTCTTGCTTGAGTTGTGCTGGTTCTGACTTGCTTTTGTCTTTGCCAAAGATAGCATCATAGTTGTCTCTGTAGGTTTGTCTGTCTACTTCGAATGGACGTGGGTTTGATCCTTTGCTCATGGGTATAGTTCCTTAGTTTGCGTCAAATGTTTTCTTCCAGGCTGAATTGTATTGATTACGGTTCCTGGCGTTGGCTCTGATGATTTCGCCGTATTCGGCCATTCTCTGAGCAGGAGTTTTGTTGTCATAGGGTTCAGCAATTTGATTCAAGCAGCCCAGCAATGCATAGCGTGCTGAGTCAATGCAGTCATCTGGGTCTGAGAAGCGTCCCTGCGGATCCACATAGTAGTTTTGTGCTTCTGTGAGAAACGCTGTGCAGTTTTCATTGACCATGAATGTGCCTGCTTCCAGCATTTGTCGCATGATGTTGATGCCATAGCTTTTGTGGTTTGTGACACGGCCTTCACTATCTGGTGGATTCAGAATGGGTTTGGCATGCACGTTGAGTTCGTATTGTTCAAACAGTTCTCTTAGGCTGCTGGCACTCATGGTATAGCGTCCCTGTGTGGAAGCATCAGCTGGCAGCACAATGGGTGTGCCAAACACTTCTGGACGCATGAGATGCTGAATGTAGTTCACAGGGTTGGCTTCATCCACACCTGTCACACAGATCTGTGTGTGCAACCAGGCCAAGCGTTCTGTGGGATTCCAATACATCAATGATATCACAGTCTTGTCGTTGACCAAGCCCAGGTCAAGAGCAATGATGCGATAGATGTTGTTCATGGCCCGGAAATTGTAATCTCCAGTTTTATATGTTGGCCAGTTACGAATCTGAAAAACAGCACCTTTGCCCATAATAGGCTTACCAGCAATTCGTGCTTCACGTTCGTGCGGTAGATAATCTCTTTCCAGTTGTGCTCGCGTGGAGTTGAGTAGGAATGGTTCACCCCAGGGGTCATATTCAGGCACATCATCCCAAGCAACTCGTATAAAGTCGTATCCGTCTTCTCGGTTCCAGAACTTGGACACGAGACCGTTGAGGCCTTTGAGAGGGGTAAACGAACACAGGACCATGCCTTGTGTAGTGGCTGTTCGCGTAACAATTTCACTGAAAAAATCATCGGGTGGTTGCTCATCAAAAACAGCAAGGTTCAATTTGAAACCCTGCAACTGGCGGACTTCCTGTGTGTAGTTGGCAAACAGCAAGTAACTCTTGCCTCCTGACGCATGCCGTATTTCACAGCCTATGCAGTTGGCACCATCATTACGCATGGTATCAACCACAATGGCGTCGCGTGGTATGGCTCCTGTGCCAATTTGTTCACCCAGTTTTACATCTGGTGTGCCCAGCAATTCATTCTGCAGCACAAGAGCAACCTGACTCCAACCTTCACCAGCAACCATCACTGTGATGGGGCCATCAAAACGGCGACCTTGCCACCAGTCAGGATAGCGTCCTGTTAAATGGTAAGCAGTTTCAAAACATGTAGACACAGTTTTACCAATACGGTTAGCAGCCAGGATGCCGCGTCGATCAGTTCGTGTGGTAAAGAAGGCAAGTTGATGTTCAAATGGTCTAAAATACTTCAGCTGGTTATACTGCATGTCCTCAGCCACTGTGGTGGTGAGATCTTCCAGTTCACGACGCAGCGGACCTGGAATGTTGTTGAGTGCGTCCAGTGTGAGCTTGTGGCTGTCAATCACCCACCGAAGTGCTCTGCGGGTCAATATGGCTGGATCTATCATGACGTAGTTCTGTGTGTATATTATGCAGGCTGTCCAGGGCCACTGCCAAGTCTCTGATGTCTTGTGCTGAACAACTCCAAGTTGAGGGCGTGTTCAGCACAGTGGTTTCAGTCTTGCTCAGCAGGGCCTGCAGCCTTTCAGCTGTGAGTCGCATGGCATGTTCAATCTGTCCAGGAAACCGTTCGCGAAAGGCCTCACGGTGTGCGTGGTTGACCTTTTGCAGTATCTTGGTATCCTGGGCAGCACGAGCTTGCACAGCCTGACGAATCTCAGAATCGCGAGCCAGCATCACTCATTGCTCAACCAAGGATTCTGCTGGAAGTCGTGTGTGAGTGTGACAATGTCGCGATCGATCCACACATCCCAGAAGTTTGAGTTGTTGACCTTCATGCTCATCATCATGGCACGCAGGTTCTTGCCCACGGGTGTGAGGCTGCCATCTGTGCGTTGCACAATCTGTTCACCCGAACGTGGATCAATCCACTTGATGATTTCAGGACGGATACGACCAAACTTGTCAATCTTTTCACCGTGAGCACGCTGGTCCAAGGGTCCCAGGATTTCGTAGGTGATCATGCCGTTGTTGTATTTGCGGAATGTGACATCACACTTCTTGCCTGATGCACGATACTCTGGATCAGGATGTGGCACTCTGCGTGTGTGAAAGCTGTTTTGCAGTTCAGTTGTGGCAGGAATGTTGGTGTCACGACGTGGAGCTGGCCGGATGTCTTCGGTGGGCACCATGTCAGCTTTTTCAATGTAGGGATTCTCATCGCC